GTTCGTTTGGATGCTTCATACACATATCAGAATAAGCAAGAGTAGATTCAGGAAAAAGAGTCATAGGGTCACAAGCAGACATACCAGAAGCAACAAGCCAAGGTGAACGAATGAAAGCGGGTTGTTCAATAGATAAATTACGAGGTTTATCATTAGTTTGAGAGGAAGTGTTGGGATCAATGTCTTGTAAAGTTTGCAGAACATTGGAGGCAGCAGAGATAGTAGCAATAGGTAACAAATCTTTAGCAGCACCAACCATCATACCTTCAACTGATTTAGTAACAGCTTCAACTGTGGGCAAACCTTGAGGCACACAATCAATCAAATCATCATCCTCTTTGTCACGCTCTGCTGCAACAGACCAAACCTTAGTAGAAAATTGAGACAATTCAGAAAAAGCTAAACGCCCACCCAAAGAATATTCAGCAGTTGAACCATAAGCACCAACATCAGCAACAGGACCATCACAATAAATGTTTTCAGCGTGAGCATAAACATTCAGAGTGGCAGCAGTGTCATCTGGATGAGTAAGAGAATTAAGAACATAGCCCACAACAATACCCCAATAATTAACATTAGGCGTAGTAGAATTGAGATAAGCTCCAAGATCAAAGAAATTGAGAGGCAAATACATACGACAACGCAGGGTAGAATAACCACCTTCAGTAAGAGACAATACTGTATGAGTACAAGAAAAGGCAGTAGAAAAATTATAGTGGGCAGAAGAAGAACCATTATCAACAGAAGGATGATAGGCAAACACTAGATTACCAGCATGAAACCGTGTAGAAGCAATACGAAAAGTTAAAACAACATCAAAACGCCACAGACGATGACGACGAAGAACATCCCATACAGCCGGATTAGAAAGCCAAACCTGCGGAATACGACGGGCCCAAAAATTACGACCAGCAAGAACCGCCGTAGTACCAGTAATCAAATTAGAAACATCTACAAGTACAGGGCGAGAAAGAAATGTTTTCCAGGGCTCGACTTCGTAAGCGCCAGGAGCTCGTTCAGAGGTTGTGGCAGAAGACAAGTTTGGC